ATATGTACCGTTTTGTTTAATAATTCTAGTAAATTGGATTTAGGCAAAGCTACTAAATCAGATTCTGTGTTGTTTCTTAATATCTTATTGTCAAACGTTTTCTCTATTTGTAAAACTGCATCTTGCAATTCTTTAGAAAATTCATTTTTATCTATAGCTGTTCCAACATCTCTTGCTATTCGGTCTGCTAACTTATCAAAAGCTTCTTTATATGAACCAAAAAACTCACCTTCTATTGTTTGTACTTGTGCTCTTAGCCCTGTGTCTGCACGTTTTATAACAACCTTATAGATTTCCTTACCATCTTTTACATCTTTTCTTATGCCGTAATTTCCAAAACTTCCGCCTTCTTGTTGTAAATTTATCTCACCAAGCTTATTTCCTTTTGAGCCTGTAATGTCCTCAAACTTAGGCTCAGCTGGTGTTTTAGGCTTTGGTGTTTGCACTACTTCTATATTTGGCTTAGAAGTTTCACCACCTCTTTTTGCTAATTCAGCCTCTAAAAGAATTACTTCGGCTCTATAACTCTTAAGCTGGCTAACATCAGCGTCCAGCATTTCTTTAGTTATATCACTTCCTCTTTCAATAGCCTCATCAGTAAACCTTTCCAATCTTGCTTCAGCGTTTTCAATTCTTTCTTTCGCACCGCCTAACCGTTCTTGTAACTCTTTAGTAGTTGATTCAGTAAGAAATGATGCATTTTTATTTTTTTCAGCTAGTTTCTTTGTTTCTACTTCTAAGTTAGGAGCAAACTTATCTAGCTTTCTTTGCAGTTCTACTTTAGCTGGTTTTTTAGCTGGCTCTACAACTGGAGCTTCACCTCTACTTGCTAAATCAACAGCTTTTGCCTGCTCAGGTGAAACTTCAGGCCCACGACCTTTTGCTCCGCCAACAGCAACTTTTACGACACCGCCTTCACCAGCTTCACCCAGCGAAACTTCTGCTTCACCCGGCAGTTGTTTTTGTCCTTCACGACCAACAACTCTTTCGCCTTTAACTGGCGACTCAACTGGAACTGCTTTACCTGCTATTTGAGAATCAAGTGTTTCTATTTTACCACCCATTTCTACAATTTGTTTTTCTTTCGCATCGTATTCAGCTGTGCCCTCTTTTAATGCTTGTAGCTCTTGAAATAGTCTATTTTGCTCTGCTTGCATATTTCCACGTTGTTGCACTAGATCACTGACATCTTCACCTTTTGGTGCAATTAGCTTTCTGCGTTCTAACTCTACGCGAATAGTTCGAGATTCACGTTCAGAAATATTTTTGTCTTTAAGCATTGCTCGTAACGCAGATTCAGGAGCAGATTGCAACGCATCTTTTTTCAAGTAAGCAGGTAATTCAAATTCTCTTGCAACAGCTTCGCTTATTGGAACTTCTTCTCTTATTGGCTCTGTAACTTCCCTAGTTACTTCCTTCCCTTCTTTATCTAAAACAGGCCTACCTTCTTTATCTAAAACAGGTTCTGTTACTTTTCTCGTATCAACAACTTCCCCTGGGACTGTTGTTTCTTTTTCTGCTTTTTCAGGAACCTGTCCTCTGCCTAATGATATAGTGCGAAAAACAGGCTTACCATCTGCACCCATTACTGGATTACCATCCGCATCTAACTGAGGTTTTTTAATCTCTCCTGTTAATACTAATTCTTTTTGTGTTGATAAAGGTCTATAAGGTATTCTAGTTCCATTTGCATCTAGTATTATACCTACGCCATTTTCATCTACAGGTATGTTTGGTTTTTCTCCAAGAATTTGCCCTTTACCACCACTTGACATTCCAACTTCACTACCTTCTGAAACAAGTCCTTCGCGCTCAATAGCAAGTTCAACAGCTGACTTTAATTCGTTATGAACTATCCTTTGTGCTTCTTCAAAACTTTTGCCTTTACTATACTCTTTTCTTATTCTAAACGCTACAGACTTTTGTACAAGAGTGCTAGTTGCCTGACCATACACCTGCTGTAATGGTGCGGCTAGTTTTATTCCAAGTAAAAATGTACCAGCATCTACAAAGTCTTTTCCTTCAGGCTTTCTTCCTTCAACTATTAACGGAGAAAATCCGCCAAAACCACCTACTTCACCTACAAAACCTAAACCTTCTTGTGTTAGCTTTGCCCCTTTGCCCTTTGCTAACGGCTTAACAATTCTAGGAGCAGCGGCTCCTAGTTCAGCCAATGTTCCTGTAACCATACCTAATGCAGTGTGAGCTACAACATCCTTACTCCAAGTAACAGGGTCAATAAAACCTTTTTCATCGTATTGCGTTAAAGCAGAACCAAGTCCTTCGTATGTTCCAAGAGCTCCTCCAAAACTTGCCATTCTATTTGCTGTTTTATTTACAGCTATTTGTACCGCTCTATTAGCCGCAGCTTCGCTAACACCATTTTTTATAAGTCTTTGTTTAGCTAATCTACCTGAAGTTGCAGTTAAAGTTTTCTTTGTCAGGTCTGTCACTTTTGCTACACTCATTCCACCTTTACCTATAATACCGCCAACACCAAAAGACAGAGCGTCAAGAGGCATCATAAGCCCTACAATTCCAGCTGCCATTTGTTCGCGTTCACTAGGTTCGTAGAATGTTAAATCTACTTCATTGCCTGATGCAAGTTTCCACGCAATTCCTGAAAGAGAGTTACTCCAAGACAATGATAAGAAATCATTGTCATTTGCAAAACCAGGCCCCGTCTCTATATCAAACCCTGCTAACGCTTTTTTATATCTTTCTCTTGGGCTTCCTGACAGTACCTTGCGATTATATGCGTCTTTTTGAGCTGCTTGCAGTCCACGACCTAAAGCTGTATCTTGCTGACCTGAAAATAATTCCGGTTCGCTCATTACATTCCAAGCAACCATTTCCTTTACTTCTTGCTCCCACTCAGGACTATTAGGATGCTTAAACACGCCTTGTGTTTTTGATAGTTCTTTTAAATTTTCTAAAGCTAAATAATCTGCTTGCGCCCTACCAGCCATTGCAGCTTGAGATGGGTCTTTAAAAGTTAAATCTCTATACCTCCAAGCGTTTGCCAAACGACTTGCTGTTCTTTTAAGAAAACTTGGCTCAGGCGCTTCTGACATAGTGGGTTCTTTTTTGCTTTTATCTAACAAAACTCCTGCATTTGGCAAATCTAATGTAAGCTCAGTTTCATCTTGTTGAGAAGCGGTGCTTGGCCTATAATTTGTTTTAATGCTGTTAGAATCAAAATCTGACTCTGCTGCAAACACTGCTTTAATTGTAGATGCCTCTCCACCAGCAAGCGAATCTATCAAAGCAAGATGTCTTGGGTCTGCTCCCATTACAGCAATATAATCTTCGTCTTTCCAGTCTTTATACTTTGCCCAAGAGCCGTTTATATACGCTGTCCAATTTTGTATACCCGCTGGACTATCACCTTTGCTGTTTAATAATATTCTGTTTATAGCAAATTCTAAATGCTGTTCAGGCAATCCTTCTTTTAATGAAGTTTTGTATTCTTCCTTAAATGCATTTTCCCAAGTGCTATCGTTTATTTGAGGTATACCATAGTCATTAGAATGTATCTCTTTTTTTGATGTATCTACTCCTCTTGTAGCTCTGTTTAAATTTGCTGAAGAAGAATTTGGGTTTGTTATTTCAGACGAAAGAGTGTCGTCAGGACTTACATTAACGCTTTTGATAGGGTGTGAATAAATAGATCCATCATCTCCACGATATACTACATTATCCATTTCTCTTTCATTCGCAAGAGTTTGGTTAAATGTTTCGTTGTTTTCACCTACTAATATTTTACCCGTATTAGGTTCTTTAGGTTGCAAATTTCCAGCAGAATCAGGCCTTAATTCATATTCATTTGCTGTGTCGTAGTCATACCCATCGCCGCTTGTATCAAATGCTTCTTCTTGGGTTAATTCGGTAGAACTGTCAAAGACTATCTGATTTTTGTATTCAGGATATTTTGTAAGAATTTTATCCAACAACGTACTGTCAGGTATCTCTGCGTACGATGGATATTTACTTCTTAGTTGACTAAGAAATTTAGCCTGTGGTATTTGTCCATTAGCCATTATTTATTCGAATATACCTAAAGGGTCATCTGTTATTGCTTTAGAATATGGTATATCCATACTATCTAAGAATTTTTCTATATTTGCTATTTGCGCTTCCATCTTTTTTCTTTTTTCAGGATTCATTACTATTGCAGATAAAGTTTTTCTTGATTGTGATAATCCTTCAGTTGGAGCATCCTCGCTAAATATACCAGCATCAGCCCCACTAAATACAGTAACTTCTTTAGCGCCCTCAAGATAGCCTAACAACGTACTTCTTCTATTAAGTTGTGTTTGAATACCAATTAAATTTTCACGGCTTAATTTTTTAGGTTCAAATTGTTTTACTGCTTCTTTGTAAAACCTATCAACGTCTGTTGCCTTAGTTCCTACCGGTGTATTTCTTAATTGATTATAAACATCAATTTTGTTTTGATAGTTACCTAATTCAGATAAAAACGCATTAATTTCGCTCATTTTAACTGGGTCATCACCATCATAAGCTTTCATACTAGCTATCATCGTTTCAGGATGTTTTAATTCAAAATTAGGTTCATTGTTAACTTTTGCTGTAGTGTAATCTCTCCATAGCTGAGCAGAAGGCCCCACATGAGCTCTATCGCCTTTACTTCCAAGAACTCCATTTTTATCAGTGTCCTCATATTCAACTTGACCGTCTAAAAACTTATTAAAAAACTGGTCACCATAAGCCTGACCCCAATCTTGCACACCTGCGCCTTGTCCTGCAATCTGCATATCATATTTATTAGTATCAGGATTGTATTGCATTACTTCTCCAGTTGGCGTTGTAATTGTTTTAGAAGCTAACTGATCTTGTCGATAATCTTGCGTTGCCTGAGTTGCTTCTTCTTGTAATGCTAATTTTTGATAATCAAGAGATTGTTGATTGTTTTGTGCAATTAAATCGCCTAAAAACCCAAGCGCTATTTCCGCTGTGCGGTACGGCTTATCTTTTTCTCTTTCTTTATAATATGAACCATATGACCTTGCCATTATACTCCCTCGTATGATATTCTTTCTGTTTCAATTTGATATAATAAATCTTCTATTCCTGACATTTCAACTCCACGCGATTTCATTAAATCAGATAAACCACGCGCCTGTGCTATGTCTAAACCTTGCAATTGATTATTTAATTCTTGACCTGCCAAATCAAATCCTTGTTGTTGACCACTCATCATCCTCGACATTGTAGCTTGTTGCCTGTCCATTTCGCGCTCTGATTCTGCCGAATAAAGACCGCGACCGCCAATAGCTTTTTGAACATCGCTTGACCTTCTAAAGCTATATGCGTCTCCTAAAAACTGGTCTAATGCAGTTGCTTGCCTTGTATCAAGTCTTTGTTGAGATATGTTAACTCCTTCTCGCCTTAAAGCAAAATCTTTTTCCGACAAAGCTTCTTGTTCATCATAGTATTCTCCAACACCTCCTCTTCTTTCCTCTACTCGGGCTTCATATTCATCTAACGCCTCAAGACCGCTTCTTGCTTGGCTTTTTGCTGCTCGCTCCTCAGGGCTTCCCGGCTGAACATCTCCAAAAACTCCAAACTGACCTGACGCTGGATGCCATTTTGCACTACTCATAATTTAACCTCAATTTTCCATTGGACAATTTTCATATCATCAAATAGCCTTTCCCAAGCTTTTCCATTTCTTCTTGTTGTAAATTGTATTTTTTTACAATTCATACTTTTAGCTATTTCTTTTAATTCTTTCCAAGCTCTTGTTGTCTCTTTTTTGTTTTTACTAAAAGCTGTTCTTATCCACATAATATCACCGTATACATCAAAATCTGCCCAGCAACTACTGTATTGAGGAGCGTACATATGTTCAGGGCTTTTTGCTTGCAAATATTCTTCAGCAGTATCTTTTGATTTTTTTAAATAACGCGAAAGATTTTTAGTTATCCTACTAGGAAATCTATCAGTATAATTTTCTGCTACTGCAACCATCAGCTTATATTCAACCTTCTCCTAGCTCTTCCTATTGGTGTTTTTCCTAAAGAATCACTACTTCCACCGCCTATAAGCCCACCGCCAATACTTAACGCAGCTGGAATTGCCGCAGCCCAACCTACTGGATTCCAAAAGTTAGTTAAAGCAACCGCACCAGCAACACCACCACCTACTTGCAACGCGCCACCTACTCTAGTCATTTCATCCTCGCTTTGCAATCTTTTCGCTCCTGACGCAATAGATAGTCCAGCCCCAATACCACCGGCAGCCTTGCCTAGTGTGCTTTTTAAACCGCCCTTAGCAGCTTCTTCTGCTCCTGCATTAGCTAAAGCCAAATCATCATATTCTAGTTGAGCAGCCATAGCATCTCCGGGTATAGGGTCAAGTCCCATACCTGCTTCTGCTACCTTTTTTTGTCCTGATTCTTTTAAACTCTCTACTATTGGTGCATCGCTTTTTAAATCTAAAGGCGCGTCTTTTCCAAAAATACCTTTTAATCCTGCTTTTTGTCTTTCTCCAAACTTCATTCCTGGTATATCTTTTGGATCTACGCCACTTTTTATATCTTGTGCAATTTTTCTTTGACCTTCAAGTCTATATGCTGCACCTGTAGTTGGATTTGATGCATAATCCCAAAACTTTAATTCAGGATTAGCGTACTTAGCTTGCATAAAACCACGCAACATTTTATCATAGCCCATAAATGTTTTACCACCTGTAACCGCTAATTTTTGCACTCTTTCTTTTTGTGCTTGCTCTGCCATTAAAGCATCATCTATACCCATTCTTTGTCGTTGTACAACTGAACTAAAGCTGGGGCCTTCTTGAACAGGGTATTGTGGATATTGTATTTCTGCCATTATAATTTTCCTATAATCTCGTTTACTTTAGCTGCTAAAGTTGCAACGTCATCTTTTTGCGCTGAAGTTGTATCATCTACTGTATCTGTGACAGTTCCGCCTGTGCTGTCAGTTATTTTTTGTATACCTGTACGACCTTCTTCAGCTAGTCTTGTATTAAACAATCTATTAATGTATCTTACAAATAAGAACATACCTTGACCTGGCACATAACGTAAAGTTATTCCACCTTCTTCTAAGTCATTAACACTTGGTGAGCCAGTCTTTACCTCTATTTTATTTTGAGCTTTGTTCTTAATTGCAAGAATGTCTCTATATAAATCATCTTCATTAACAGGGTTTGCTGGGTTAAATCCTTCTTTTTCCATATATGCCATTATGTATTTTCCTTAAATAAAGGTCTGTACTCAAAAATAATGCTTTGTACCATTAAACCGGTTGCGACAGCTGGTCTAAATCGTACCTGCACGCTATTGCAAGTTACACCATTTCTTGCTTCAGTGTCCACTGTCTCTGTAATTCCAAATTTTGCTTGTTTCCATTTTAAAACTGTTAATGCGCTATCATTGCTTGTAGAGTCAATAATTCCACCAATAGGATGCCCTCTTGCTACTCTTAATACGTTTGTAAATTGAACTTCAAGTACTTTCATATATTCATCATTATTGCCTGCAATAGATATAAAATCACCAAGTTCAACCTCAAACGCTCCGGAAACATCTATAGTTATAGCGTCATTTACTGCAGCAGCAGTAGTTGTTCCATCTGTTAAAACAGCTGTGCCTCCATTTTTTAAAGCAGTAAATGTAGAAGGTAAATGAGTTACAGCTGCGCTATCTACAGAGCAAGAAGCAAAGTCGTTAAAATTTCCTGTGCCATCTACAGCGTACCTAAGCTTTTGAACAGCAGTAGTAATTTGCTCTGTAGATTTATATGTCATATATACATTATATAATTTTACTTTTTTATGCGGAGCTGCAAGAATATAATCTTTAGTTGTAAAGTCTGCTAAATTTCCTTTGTGCATTTCATCTTTCCATAAATAAAACGCACCAGCATTAGAATACATTAATTCACCATCCCACCTTTGTACAAAATTACTTCTTGATTTATCACTGTCTGCGCTTGTCATACTTCCGGGATTAGATGACCACGCTCCTGTTTTAAAATCATACACGTATGCGTGTAGTGACGTGCTATTAGCTTTTAAATCAACAACAAGAATTTTTCCTGTAGCACTGTAACCTACGCTAACAGGTGCGTCTACAGCTGTTCCAATAGAACCTTTCCACGCTTCAGGGTCAAATTTTCTTTTTCCTTGACGATCAACCATTAAATCGACAACAGTTCTTCCATTGTATAAATAACAACCGTGTTGATTTACCCAAGCAATTCCATAATCTGTTTCTACAACTGCTGATTTAACAGGAATACCTTTTTGCGCGTGCGTTGACTCTAAATATTCTTTGTCTTGAGAAATATTTATAATATATAACGTTCTTTTTTTGTATTGCAATATTCTATCACCATAATGCATTAGTCTTACAATTTCATCACCATCTTTAACTGACGCATCTATTGCATTTTTTAAAGGCAATACATCGTAATTATCTACAACAGATTTTATCATCGTATCGCCTAATACTTCTTCTTTTCCGTCAGGGTATGTAGCCATTACATTGCCTACATACAATCGTCTATTTGCAACTACTGAAGTTTTATATCTTGGATTAGTAACTGTTTCACCTTCAGGAATACCGCTTTCTATTTCATACGTTGACCTTTTGTGAGGTCTAATAAAATTCTCTCTATTTAAAAAAAAGATAATTTGACCATTTGCTGCGTTGTATTCTGCTGTAGTTGTTTTGCCACTTTCAAAAGCAGTAACAGTTCCGTCTACAAAATCACACTCAGCTTGAGGAAACCATTCTGAAGAATCACTACTTCTTGGTGATTGCAATTCACGCATATACAACTTGCAACCAGTAACTCGTCTATTCCAGTTATTCGCAGACGTTGCCGAGTCATTGTCGTATTTTATAAATATAGGTATACTAGGAGCTTTACCGTTTGTTAATACAACGTGTCCTACGCCACCTGTTGCTTCGTTTGTGCACGTTGTGATTGTGCTTTCTTGTCGGCGTGGATGGTCGTACATAAAACTTACACCTACTTCCCAATTTCCACCCCAACCTGTTGAGCCTGACACTGTATCTTCGTTAAAACCAACATGGACATTATTTCCTGCTAAACCTGCATGGTTAGACCAAGAGCCGCTTGTTTCGTTCACTGTAATAGTATTTATATTAATAGTAATTGAATCAGCAACATCCGCTGCGGTAATTACCAATTCAGAACGTATACCTTGCGCAGTGCCATTAGCAATAGCCAAGCTTCCCGTAAAAGTTAAAGTCCTAGTCCCTGAACCAGCTCCTGACAAATTCCATTCTTCAAAGTTAGAGCCATCAAAAGAACTTCCTGTGTCTACAGATCTACCAACCCTAACTATAACGTTGTCATAAAGTGCTTTTCCATCTTCTTCGTCTATAATAGTTACTTCTACTGTGATTGATGTTATTGTAGGAGTGTTACTTAAACCTCCTGTATCCATAGTCTCTTCATCTTCAAAGTCATGGTCTGTAGAGTCTGAAGTTCCGTTTCCTGCTAATGCTGGATTAAATGAATATGATGCTGAAGCAACAAGTCCTAGTGTTTCTGCTAATTTAAATGTAGAAGGATTGGGTTTTTTACATTCAGCGTTCATTGGATACCAATCAGCAATCACCTTATCTGTTATGCTTGCATCAGTAAATAATTCTCTATCTATATATCCCCACCAGCTATTTGATTGGCCTGAAGTTGCATAATTTCCATTTGATGCTCTTAATACGCCATCGGCAAAAGAAAAATCTATAATTGAATTAGTTGCATCTGAAGGCTGTGGTTCATCTCCTGCATCAATCCAACCTGGAGCTCCACCTTTAACCCTGCCACCGCTTCCTATAGCTGTACTGGCAGAAGAACTATCTTCTTCTATTGTAAACACAGTGTCGCTAGATTTTGCTTTAACTGCATGTATTGTTCCATTTAACAAAGTGCCCATTGTTCCAGTCATACCATTAAACCTTACAACGTCTCCTGCTAATAAATTATGATTGGCTGAAGTTGTAATTGCTGCGTCAGATGCTGCAGTAATACTACTTATTGTTAAACCTTGCCCGTTGTTTTTACCAAAAATATTAATTTTATTTGAACCTGTAGAGTCTGCTATAGCTACCCAATCTTCACCTGCTACAGAAGCTCCATTGTCTTGTTTTCCGTTATAGTGCCTATCTGAGCTAAATGTAAATAAATTATGGCCATCTTTTATAAGCGTACTAAGTGTTGTAGGGTACGGGTCTAACCCGTTACCAACACTAGAAGATATTGCAGCTGTTCCTACTGTTCCTGACCGAATAACACCACTTGCTCCAACGGTTAAATTTTGCAGTTTTGTTAATTCATTATCTTCTATTTTACGGGAACCAACAAAAGAATTTTCACCACCTGAGAAATCATCTATTATTTTTACTTGTTTTGGCATTATGTTTTCGCTATTACATATTCTATGGTTGAATCAGCAGAGTCCCTTATTACACCAATTTTATTGGTATCTATCCCGTTTCCTCTAAACTGGACACTTGCTCCGCCTTTTACTTTCATTGGAAACGTCGGCGAACCTGCGCCGTATTCCAGCGTTACCTTAACGGTATTTGTTCCTGTGTTTTTTATATAACAAAAAGCCATAGTGTTTGAATTGCTTGTTAATTGAACTAACGAGCTAGATATTGTTATTATACCATCCCAAGTATCTGTAGCTGCTTCCCATTGACTTAAATTACTATCCCAATCCGCTGCAGGCGCAATAAAGGAAGTCCAGCTATCGTCTGCTTGAGTAGCATTAACATCTATATATCCATTTCCGCCTAACGTTTTATTGACGCTAGTGTGAAGTTTGTTATGACGAGGGCTACTATGTCCTTCAAGCCCTGACTCTATTTTTGGAATGACTTGTGTTGCAAATTGTATTTTTCTGTCTTGTGCCATTACGTTACTGTTAAATATTCTACTACGGAGCTTCCTCCACCAGTAGCTGTTAAAAATTTTATGTCTGCCGCAGAACTATCTACAAAAGATGCAAAAGCTTCACCTGCTGATAGTAATACTAAATAATTAGATCCTCCATCAAAAGAAAGCTTTACATCATTTCCTGATACGCATTTTAAATAAAAAAAATCAAATCCAGTTTCTAAGTCTATAGCCGTACTATCTGTTACATTGCCAGCAGAAACATAATTTAAAGTATTTCCTATTTCTGACGACAAAATAGAGTTACCTGAAAGCTTACGTCCGCAATCACTATCCATAAACCAGCGAGTACCACCACTATCAAGTTCTTGTGGAATACAAGAGTTCTTATAAGTTAACGTTACATCATTTGTAGCCATTAGCTACGCGCCTGCTGCTTATCGTACTGCCTAAACCTATTTGTTATTATAGTTAAACCACGCTCGTAGTCTTTTGATAGATTATCGTAAATTTTGCTGTACTGTGAGAATTTAGCATTGCTTTCTCCTAACTCCTTAGAAACTTCTGCTTGATATTGTGCTAATTCTTGTGAGTATCTACTTATTGTTAATGTATAATCTTGAATCAATGCATCCATTGCTCTTGCTGCGTTTTGAATATTAGTATTAGTAGAAAGCGACATTTTTTGAATTGCTGCTCCCGTAGATTCTCTCATTTTAGATACAGCAACATTAACATCGTTTGAAGCGTTAGCTATAGATGCCTGTGTTTGACTTGAAATAGACGAAGTATACACAGATGTGTCGTTACCAGCATTTGATACGCTTGCTTGAGTTGATTGACGCGCATCTTCAATGGTAGCTTGCATAGCAGAAGAGGCGTCTTGTACTTCCGCTTGAAATGCGTCAATATATGTTCTTATTTTAGATAATTGTACATTTGCAAGTTCAACATCTTCTTCGTTTTCAATATAATCAGCTAACACATCCCAAAATTTATCATAATTAATTTGGTCTGCATCTGCATTAATAACTCCAGCCGTCATAGCAAGAAGCCCTTTAGTTGTAGAACTAGCTTCTGTTGTAGGCGAAGTATATGCAGAGTCTGCACTTCCAGTTGCATTGGTAGTTGCTTCAGTTGCTGATACACCAGCTGCATCGGTTGGTGCTACACTACCTGTAGGTACATCTTGAGCAGAATTGACAGCATCACCAACAATTGCATTTGAATAAGAAATATTTGGAACATCAGGCACATCAGGAGGTACTACCGTTAAAGAAGCAACGCTATCAGACATTAGGCGAGTTAAGCATTTCATTGCAGCCCCAGTCACGACTACAGATTCGTATTCGTCAGGAAAATTTGCAATAGAACTAGAACCAAAAGCTACTGAGGGTGTGCTAACAAATTCAACTTGAAATGCGTTTGGACTTGAACCGGGAGTTGGATACACATAAACACTAGAGTTTCTTAATATATACACTGGTTCTGAAGTAGAAGGATACCATACACTATTAACATCTTCAACGTCAGCAAGATAATGAGCAGGAACCTCTTTGCAAGCGCGATATTGTCCATTGGTACCGCTTTCTCTATATACATTTAAAATTACACACCGATTTAAAGTATAAGCAGATGATTGGTCACCGCTGTTGTCAGATACAACCCACAAACATTCTTTTGGAAGCGTACTAACTAATTCTTCAGTAGCAGAAGTTAAACTGTCCGATATGAGCTGTGTATCTCCTACGGAGCCTATTAAATCTTCTACTCTGACTTGAAATGTTGCCATTACTTCCTCTTACTATTTATTTACAAAATCTTGCAACGGCATAGATACAAGGTCAGGCATTGCTTCCCTTGCTCTATCCGTGCCCATATATTCACTCTCTAATGCTTTCGCGAGGCCTCTATGTCCTGAACCTAATTGTAAATTTCCGTCAAGATTTAATATTTGTGCAACCGTTCTGTGTATTGCGCAAGGAACCAATTGACCTGGAAGGTCTACACGACTTGTATTGTCTGTTTTTGGTTCAGGTCTTGCATAATAAAAAACTCTTATTGCAGTGCTGCTTGCCGACGGAGTTTTATTAAAAACTATTTTTAACGTATCCTCTTGCCATTTTCCTGCTGTAGCATTTCCTCCGTATCCTGAGCTTGTATTTACAGCTACTGTAAATGAGTTATCATCTACCTTTGTAATTGCAAGTCGTTTGCCATTTAGCGCGTTAACACCTGTTGTATCATGATCTAAACCTACAACTTCACTAAAAATAACAAAATCACCTGTATCTAATCCATGAGAAGCAGCTGTAATAGCACAAGGATTTGCTCTAGTTCCAGCACTCATACTTCCTGATGTAGCATCTGTTCTAACACTAAAAGCTAAATTAGCAATTGTATCTTCGTCTGTATTGAAAAACATAACAGAATCGTCTACAAAAGGAACTGACTTTGTTGCGCCTGTTCCATCTTCTATTTCTACTTTATAAATTTTATTAGTGCGCTTGCTGTCTGTTAAAACAAATTCTTTGCCTGACGCAGTAAAACTTTGCATTATTGATTTTTTTACAACTCGTAATCCTATGTTTTCTACCTCTTGGTCAAAAAACGTTGCTTTTAAAACCTCTGTAACTGGAAACCCAATCTCTGCTTTATGTAAAGCTGCGTCAATTAATTGATATGCTTCTCTATATCTCATTATTTTTTTCTTTTACTTTTTGTCTTACGTTTTTTGCGTTTTTTTCTCATTTTTTGCAAACCACTAACTGTTCGTGTGCTTCCATCAGAAAACACTGTCGCACCAGTACCGTAAGTTGTTTCAGTCATTACTTGTAACCTTTACCAAAGATTTTTTTAAATCCATTCATAACGCAAATTAAAAACAAATTAGTTTCTTTTTTTATTTTTCTGCTTTTCAACTTAGTATTTTCTTTTCATTGCTTTTTTAGGCATAGTTGACTTTGCACGCTTTGCAGCAGCTTTTCCTTTTTTTGTATAAGGAAATTTCTTTTTTCCTACTTTTGGCATTTTAAAGCCTTTCTTTTTTTATGTCTTTAGGGGCAGATAGAGCGTTTACATGCATGACCTGCCCCCTAAACATTGATTATGAAGTATCAGACTTAAGTTAACTTTAAAATAGCGTGAGTCTGTTCATTGCGTGCTTCCACGCCAAACTCAACTAGCCATTCATCGGTTTGTCCATCACGACCATCTTTAACTATGTCACTGCGAAGCTGCATATCGCGACCTGATAATGGGCGAACACTAAAGTTCGCTGGGTCGACAACAAGTGCATAATCTTCGTTAGCACCATTTAATAGAGGGTGTGGAATAAAGTCTAATTCACCAACTGCGCCAACGAATCGACGCACGCGAACACCAGCAGCTTGAGCAGAGTCACCTAAATCATAGAACGCTGTTGTACCGGTGCCAGCACCAGTACCCATACGAACCATAGAGGACATCTTCTTTAGCCACTTATTCGATGCAAACACTGTCTTACGCATAGATCCTGCAACCATATCGTGGAAAATATATTCACATATATCATCCATGTTATTCATAGTTCCGGCTGAGTAGCCAAGTTGCATATTAGTATCTCCGCGTCCATCAAGTGACTGAACAAAACCTGTGCTTGCTGATTGCCCAATACCAAAACCTGCGAAGGTTCTTTTTGGGTTTTCAGAAGTAGCGTCAAGTGAAATGTTACCTTGAGTTAAGATAGCATTTTCACAATCTACTTTGATTTTAGCAAGCTTACGAGCTTGTAAGCGCGCAAGTTCTGAACCGCCATAATGTTTGGAAGCGTCTGCTGTACCAGTGATGGTATAAGGTTCACGGAAAATCTGTGTACAGTTCTTTAGTCTGCGTACTTTTTTTCGTGTTTCTAAACCAACGCCAGCACCTTCAGCATATTGACCAGGGCCACCCTCAACCATGAAATAATCAGCATTAGCAAAGTTTATTTCGCCAAAACCGTTAGTTCCACTGTGAGTTTGGTAACCATATTGTGATACAGCTGTACCATTGTCATAAAGCTGACCAGCAGTAGCAACATAAGATAGTGTCAGAGTTGAATCGGTGTTAAAACCGATAATATCTGTTCCACCAGCAATTGCTTCTGTATTATAAGCGTTTAATGATGCGTGAACGTGTGCACCAACAAACTGCACTGACCTGTCGCTAGGTGATGCTACATTAACATCTTTACCAATAGCGATACAGATTAAGTGAGTTACGTCAGTTGCCATAGAAGCTGAACCAGCTAGAGTAGCACTGTAGATTCCACCAACTTCAAACATTTCTGTTTGAGCTTGTCTTGGGAAGTTAACAACAGCATTTTCTCCATTGACGCCACTTGTTGCGGTGTCAGAGAGAACTGTAGTTCCTGAATCTGCTCCAGCGCTTCCACCAGCAAAGCTTACTTTTACGCTACGCTTTATCATATGCTCATCTTCCATCCATTCAAAAATCGGTACAGGCGTTGCTATACTGCTCATTCCAAATAGTGAGAAGATTGGTGTTACATCGGGGTTGTAATAGTGAATTTTACTTCCGAGTTCTAAAACCTGTCTTTGCGTTCCATCGCTGAATTGCATTGCGGTTCCAGTTCCATATGAAGTATTAGCCATAAGTATTACTTACCTTTCAAATTGGAGTAATTATTAGAAAACTGCATAAGTCCATCAAAAAAATCTTCTTTTTGCTTATCTGACGATTTCTTCGGAGAAGGCGTAACTCCGCTTACACTCGCGATGCTCGTTCGACCGCTCGAACCTTGCAAATTAGAGTTTTTGGGATTAGTAGATGCAGTTTCGTTATTCCTTTTGCCACTCATATATCTCCAAATGTTAACGAGATTTTCAGGAGTAACTACATTAGGGTCATTAATAAAGTCCCTGTATTCCTGTATTTCTTCGTTATTTAATCCAAGGTTATTCAATGTATCTATCTCAGCTTGGGTTGCTTTTTCAGCCTGAAGCTCTTGCCTGAACTTATTAAGTTCTTGCTTTGCGCCTTCAGAGCCCATTCTGATAAGATACTGATCTTGCAATTCACGCCATTGTTGAGATGTAGAACCGGGAACATTCTCCTCGTAAGGGTCATAGTCCTCGGGTTTCTCAGGCGCTACAGTTGCGTTGCTTACCTTTTGAATTTCATTACGCATTTTAGATACAACCTCAGGATTATCTTTTAAAAAAGTATCCAAGCTATCTAGTTGCTTGTATTTTTCTTCTTTAGTTTGATAATCATTTGACATTTTATCTTTTTCGCTTTGAAGCTTTTTGTAAGACTCTGCTAATTTAGAACGTCCTTCCTCGTTGTCGGGGAATTTGTTTTCAATTAACCAAGTTTTTGCTTCTGCTTCTGTCATTTGTACTTCAGAGTTGACACTTTTTTCCTCAGAAACTTCACCGTCTGTTTGATTTTCATCAGGAGAGCCCTGTGGTACACCTTTGTTAAATTCATTTAATGTATCTAACATAAAGTCGCCTTTTGGGTTATCCCCACCTACGATGTCGGTTATCTGTGCTTGTTCTTTAGCCATTCGATGCTCCGTTTTTTGTGCGGTTATCCAAGTATAGGAGCCGCTGTTTGAGAGTTAATCGCGTTTAATACAGAGGACGTATCTTCTTTAGCCTTTTTAGATACGTCACGCTGTCTCGCTTCTTCAAGTTTTGCGTTTGCCTTTACATTGCTTAGGGCTTGTTGTACTGGTTTTGTAGCCTCAGCAATTTCTGCCCTCATATTTGCGTGGAAGATTTCTCTTTCGCGTGTCTGCATATCTCCGCGCATTTGTTTTAATTCTGCGTCCATTTGCTCTACCATACCGCGCAATTGTTGTATTTCACTATTGCGTTGTATTAATGCTGACTTGTCAATATCGCCTTGCATATTCATAATAACTTGTGTTTTATCGTATATGCCTGCGTTTAACAATGTTAAATCTCTTTGTAAATCTGCTGCAGGAGACTTAGCTCTTGTACTGCCAATAACCACCTTAACATCTATTCTTGCAGTTTCCATATCGTACATTTTAATAACTGCTCCTGACTTATCATCAATAACAGGTTCGTTTAACATTAACTCTTGTTCATTGCCATCAGGATTAACAACGCGCAATACTCGTTGCGTTGTGTATACATTTGGCATCCACTGTTGCACAATATCCGCACTTCTTGTTAACATATCATACACAGGAAGTATTTTCCAATTTTGTTTTCTTGCAACCGCTTCGTCAACAATTGCAGCTTCGCCAACAGATCCCGGAGCGTCTGATGCTGAACCTTGTAAATATTTATACGCACCAAATACCTGCTCAATGTCTAATTCATAGCGAGCTTTTTCGCTATACAATTGCGAACTTATGGAGGGCGGAGCAAACTCTTTAATCTTCTGCTCCCTCAAAGCACCCGGATTAACCCGAATGAGCGCATTAGGTATGTGCCATTTATTAACTTCACCTGGGTCGAGCGCTCCGTCCTCATAAAGTAATTTAAAATTTGTTGTGGCACTGGTGTGAGAAATTAATAATGCTTCTGTCCTGTTTAACATACGTTGCGGTGACTTTGAATGACGCACGTCCCCTGAAGGGTATGGAGTAGATGTATGCTCGTTACACGCAGGAACTATTGGATATTTAGAAATAGGTAAAACTTCGTCATAGATAAGTTGGTCACCAAATAATGCAACTTCTCTAATTTTTTGGTCGTACACAAGCTCTTCTATAATTATATTCTGCTCTACTAGCGATTGATAGCGCTCATCTTCTATTAAACTTTTATATTCTTCTTTGTCGAATTTTTTTGATTTCCCTGTGTTTGTATCTGTTACTAAAGCTTTTGGAACATTTACTTTAGAAAAATGAATATATTTTCTTACCATTCTTTGATGGTCTTTACTAACATCATCTCGTGTAAAAACTTGGTCGCGAGAATATTTACCTGAACCTACTTCATTTCTATCTTCATCTTCCCTTGCATCTTCTATTTGTTGTTCGTATTGTGGAAATACAGCTTTTAATGATTCTTTTGTATGTAAATCTGAAAACAAAATAGAAGAAGCGTCTGAAAAATCAGGTAACATAGAATTAGGGTCTACAAATACAGACTCAGGACTTATCCGCTTAAATCTTACTCCTCCTTTACCTCCATCTGAGTTCCAATCAGGATACACATAAAAATAAGCCAAGCCTTTTATAATAAAATCTTTACACGCTTTTCTAAATTGTATATCTCCATCAGATTCTCTCCACACCATATCTAACATTTGATTGCAAACATATGCCATATCGTTATCAGTTTTACCAATAGGTCGTACATCCCATTCAGGGGAAGCCGCCGCTATGTTTGCCAACACAGTTTCAACAGCCGGCCTAATTTTATTATTAGCCTCGGGCGGCTGTCCCACAGATTCTAAATATTCTTTTTGTGCTTCAGTTAGCTGATTGCCTAAGAAAAAATCTTCATCTTCTGCCATTTGATACCGCCATTCTTCTCCTGAAGATTCATATAAATGATATTCATTCCAAACTTCTGTAAAGTCAATTTCCGGTAAATCTAATTTTTTTATACTTATTGCCATTAGCTATAGAATACTTGACCAGTTTCCCAGTCAGCCTTTATTTTATCGTTTTCAGGTTCCATCCAAGCCTTATTTCTGTATGTAAGATTTGGCTTCCACATATCATCAAGTGCCCATCTAAGTGCATCAAGTGTATCTTTTTTAAACGAACCAACTTCCTTAAATTGCAACAG